GTAAACGTGCCAGCGCCGCCGTTCCAAACCAGCACGCGAGCGCGGTCGACGGATGTCAGCGTATAGTTGGACGACAACAGCGTCGTGGGAGCCGCCTGATTGAGCGTGGTCGTGATCGCCTTGAGGCCAGCACCAGCCAGTGCGCTCGCGGATGCGGACGACGTGCCAGCGCCATACTGGATCGGACGCCATGTGCCGTTAACAGTCGCATTGCCCGTGAGGTAGATCTGCCATGCTTGACCAGCAGCAATGGTCTGGATCGTGTTGCCGCTGTTATCGGCGACCGTGAACGACGACGCGCCGACATTAAAGAACAGCGCGGTCTGGCCGACGCTCGCCTGCGTGGCGTCCGGCATGCGGATCGTGAAGCCAGCTCCAGACGGCGTTACATCCATGATGGATGCGACGACATTCGTATTGGTTGCAAGCTCGGTCGGCCACGTCAGTGTGACGTTGGCGGTCAGAGCAATGGCGCGATAGCTTACGTCAGCGGGGTAGACGACTGTGCCACCGAAGGTATTTGTGAAAGACGGCACTATTAGTCCTCCCTACGAATGATGCCACGGTCGACGATCTGACGAATGTCTTCGCCATTCAGCGCGGCAATGGAGCGGTCGTAGAAACCCTGCCAGATTGGGATGATTTCCTCGTTCTTGAGGAACGGCGCAGCCTCCAAGAGAGAGGCATAGAGCAGCGCGTTCGGCGCATACTCAGTGAACCAGTTGGTCTGCACGTCGTCGCCGAGCAGCGGCGGCAGCTCGTAATAGATGATCTCATAGGGGAAATCATCGGACGGCGTCGGCGCGAAGAACCAATGCTGATAGTCGTAATCCGCGTAGAAGCGCGGCGTGCCTGTCTGCGTCTGGTTCGGCCAGTATTGGCGCATATACTCATAGGAGCGCGGGAAGATCTCGCGCGTCGTATTGTAGCCAGCACCTGTGCCGACACGCATGCTGACGGTTTCGCGCCAGCGATCAGGCTTCGGATAGGTCGCCTGCCCCTGCGTCATGGTCGAACTGACCACCGTGACGGTGCCTTGGATCTTCAGTTCACGTGCGAGGCGACGTTCAGCAAGCCCAACCAAGCTGGGAAGCTGCAGGTAAACTGAGGGATCTGTGGCCAGCGTAGCTCCGCGCTCCAGATAATTCCGGAGGTCATCAAGCAAACTGTTATACGTCATCGCTGTGGCCATGAGCGAAGCCTTACATTAATTCAGCGATTGCTGCAATCAGCGCTGTAACAGCTGCGACGGCGACTGCCAACTTCGTTTTCACATTCATCAGCTTGACCATCAGGGTGGGCTGAACTGGGAGCTTCTCCCCTACTGCGCCGTCCTTTTTCTTAGCCATGTTCGCTTTCCTTATTTTGCTTTGGCCTTCAGGGCCTCTTGCCACGCTTCAACAATCAAGCGGTGCTTTGCTTTGCAATCTCCAAACGCTTCAATCATACCCTTTTCCCACAGCGCGCGCTCCGGATCAATTAGAGGAACGGGAGGCTCGCTCAGGTTCTTGCACGGAAACGCCAGATTCGCGGGTGGTGCCGGGAGTGTCTGTATCACGGATGCTTTGCTTGAGCACCCCGACGACGCCATCAGGAGGGGTAGGGCAGTCAGCAGGAGGAGCTGGGATGTTCCTGTAGATTTCTTTGATGGTGTTCGTCCGCTCAACAGATGTGACCTCTGCCGCATTTCGCACCTCCTCATACTCGTTAGCCTTGCTGTCGATGACTTGCTGCATCGCAGCACGCTGCTTCTCGGCCTTCTCCAGTGCTTTTGCATAGGCAGCGTCGCACTGCCAGTCCTTCACCTTGTAGCCACCGACAAAGCCTATCAGAAGTAGGCCGCCCATGATGTAAGGTGTCGGGATGCCAAACATCAGAGCCAGCTCGCAAACTTCTTGGTCTTCATTTTACGGTCATCGAGACCGTGCGTGCCACCATTAATTCTCTTCGTCAGAGCAAGAATGGCAGCGTCGTTGATGCCCTGATCACAGATCGACCAGAGTTTGTTGCGGTCAAAGAACCAAAGCGCGCTCTCAAAGCACAACTCACCAGCCACGAGGTCTGGGTTTGTCATCACATCAGGACGACCGATATAGTCCGAAAACGCCTTGAAATTCGCCTTGCCAGTCAATTGGAGGGCTCCTCGGCCTCTGTACAGCCACCCTTCGCCTGAAGCCTCATCGCCATTGCCCATGCGGTTGGCATAGACCCGGTTGGCAATCTTCTGCGGTTGACGCTCATAGGCTCGAGCCAAGGCGTCGGTCGGGAAGTACTTGCCGAAGATGCCGCGCAGGCCCTTCGCGCCGTAGTTTAGGTTCTCGGAGAACGTCTTGAAGTTCCCGCTTTCATGCGCAGTTTGAGCAAAAAAATGAGCAGCGCGATTAGGCGATAGCTTATAGAAAGCTGCAGCCGCCTTAAGCGTCCCCGGACCAAACGCGCCATCTGCCGTTACTCCGATTTTCTGCTGAAGGTTTACGAGGCTCATTGTGGACCTTTCAGATTATCGCGCCATGCCGGAAAATCGTTCTCATCAATCACGCCGTCGCCATTCAGGTCGTACCGCAGGTCGTTCCGATATTTCTCCCACGGGGCGAGATCATCATCGTCGTCGTCATCGACCGTTTCGGTCAGATCAACCTCTTCTTTGCTGTTAGTAAAGAAGGTTTCATTAGCAGCAACGGGCGTAGCTGTTACTGGGGCATCATCAACAGGCGCTGGCTCAACAGGGGCAGGCTCTTCCGGCTTAGGATCGCGCGCATTTGCATTCAAGCTCAAGCCACCCAGCAAGCCGACGAAAGCCCCGATAATGGTCTGGAATGCCGGATTGATCATCTCAAGGACGGCAACACTGTCAATCAGCTCGTTAGGCATAAACAAGGCAACGACCAAAGCCAGCACAACTACGACGATAACCATCGACAATGTCGTGATCGCCATGCGGATCGTGAACTCAATGGTGTCCTCGATGCCTTCTTTCTTGCTCTCAAAGCGCTCAAAGAAACTCATCATTTATCCCTTTCAGCCAGCGGATTAGCTAGGGTTTTCGTAATACGCTCATCAACCTGCTTCTCAAGATCCTTGATGCGCCGCTGCTGCTCAAGGTCTTGCGCTCGTAGCTCTTGTATAATAGCCCGCTGAGATTGCAATGTTTCTCTCTCAGAGACCTGTGTGCGTGCCGTAACGGCATCGACAGTCTGACGCGCGCTCATCACGCTACTGCCAAGACTGGACGAGAGAGATGCGAGGTTATCCGAGAGATACTTGGTGGTCTCCAAGTTCATGCGGATCATGCGCTCGTTGCTCTCCTGCTTCTCCTTCATCTGGGCGAACTCGTCACCCATAGATGCATAGGTGGCAGTCACCTCCTGCATGGTCAGGAATTGCTGGTAAACTTCGAAGCCAGCCCAAAGGGAACCAGCAGCGCCAGACAGAGCAGTGAGAACGACAAATAGCTTGCCGCCAGTAAACTTAATCCCGCCAACTTCAATGGAAGTGCCTTCAGGCTTTTCATCTTCGTCACTCATATTGCTCGTCCACCATCTCTTCCCAAAGAGAATCCTGACCCCTCATCATGCGATACAATGCCATATTCGCGTCAGGAATGCGACGGCCTTTATAGATATCGCGCGGCTGATAGAATGGCATGTCTGGGATGCGGGCCTGCGTGTATGCTGAATAGCCAGCCGGTATGGCCGCAAGCTGGGACATTGCCTCACTGTCACCATTGTTCACGTCCCCCACATCAATCACCTGACCGGATGCCATCTCACCTTGCATGCCAAGCAACTCCATCTGCTGCGCTTGCCCGGAGGGTGTGGTCGTGTCGCTGCCGATGAACGTCGTGATGACGGGCGCGAAGGTCGGGCCTTCGGTGGGTGATATGGTATATGTCTCAGCGACTGTCTCTGTCGTGGTCTGTTCGCCATATTGCGCCGCGTATTGCGCATCGGCCTGTGCCACGAATGCCACGCTCTGGAGGCTGGCTTGCAGGACTGTTTCACGTGAAAACAGATCAGCCTCTGCCACTGCCTCGCTCTGGAAGAACTCGACGTTACGGTCGCGTCGTACTTCGCCTGCGATGGCAGCCGTCTGATCAGGCCCTGACTGCTGCTGCTCAACGCGCGCTGCCTCTGCCTGCTGAGCCTCTTCTGCCACATTGTCCAGCGCCTCAGACACCTCAGCTTCGCTTGGCGCGCCGGGGGCATCGCCTGCAGCCAAGGCCTCGAGCTGATCGGGGCTGAGAGGCTCATCGTTCGCGTCCTCAGCCTGATCCTCGTCGGCCTCCTCCTGCTCCACTACATCGTCGGAAACTATGTCCTCTTCTGACACAGCTTCCTCAGCCATCTCAGTCTCAACTTCAACCTCTACAGCCTGCTCCACAACCGGATCTTCAACAGGCTCGGGTTCGTTTTGCAAAACTGTTTCTGTCGGGTCAGGCACGACATCAGGGGCTGGATCAACTGCGTCAAGCACCGGGATTGGCTCTGGCTCTGGTTGTTGAGCAGCACCAAATGACAGGCTCGCATTGTCAATCTGCGGGCCATAAGGGCCACCCCAAAAGCCGACATCCTGCGCCGTGAAGCTCAGTGTAGCTGTGTTAAATGGTGATGCAGTACCAGTGAGAGAGAAGGTTTCGTATTGTGGTTGGTAGGTTTGCAGACTGAGTAGGTTCACAGACTGCACAGGCTCGCCGCCAAGATACAGGTTAAGGTTGGCAGTCAGCCAGTCCTGCGGGCCGTTCGGGTTCTGACACCAGCCGCCGATGCTGTTGTTGCATGGCAGTCGGTATTGGAAGCTAACGGTAAAGCCAGTGTATGTCTCTGGCGTTGACACAGTCTGAGCTGTCGTAGTGGCCAAGAACGAAAACGTATAGCACGCGCCGCCAGACGGGCCACACCCGCCATAGACGCCGCCCGGCCACTGCGAAGACCAGCCCATCGCGCCTTGCTCAAAGCCCGGGTTAATCAGCAGATTATCCTGCGCAAAGGCAGGGGCGGCAATCAGCGCCGCGAGGAGGACTTTTGTTTTTCTTCCCATGCCGCTGCAGCTTCCTTGCCGATCTTGCCCTCGAACGGGCATGGGGTGCCGGCCATCTTCATGGCGTCGAATACGCGCGTATCCTGACATAGAAGCGATACAGCGGCCACGCGCATGCCCATATCGTATAGCGTCTTGCTGAGCTTCAGGGCTTCGCAGTTTTTATCGCGCACCGTCTTGCCAGCAGAGATGCCGAGGATCTGCGTCTGGACGGCCCCAGAGACGCCTGTGGTGCAGAGATCCTGCGAATAGCTCATCATGCTTGGAGCGATGGCTGAGGGCGGCGGAGAAGTGATTTTCTGCGTCACGCTCTGGTTAGATTGGCTCTCGCTATAGCTCTTGCTGTCCGAGACGTTGACGTTGTTGTTCTGGTTGACGCTACGGCTATCAGACGTGCTGCTCGATGTGTTCTGGTTCACATTTGTGCTAACCGAGCGGCTGTCATTGATGTTCGTGTTGACGTTCTCAGAGGTGCTGGTCGAGACGTTCGTGTTCAGGTTCGTCGACGTAGACGAGCTGGTCGATGTGCTATCGTTGAAGTTCCGGTTGGTATTAAGGTTCGTCGAGGTCGACGCACTCTCATTGAAGTTCCGGTTCGTATTGAGATTGGTGCTGTTAATGGTGCTGGTCGACGTGCTGTTTATCGACTGATTTATGGTGCTGGTCGAAACGTCGGTGTTGAAGTTGTTGTTCGTGGCGGTCGATGTGGACGTGTTCTGATTGATATTGGTCAGCGTCCCAGATTGAACATTGTAATTCGTGTTAGTGTTCGTCGATGTGGACGTGCTCACGTTATTGTTATTGTTTGTCGCCGTCGACGTGCTGGTCGACGTGTTCGTGTTCACGTTGGTATTGGTATTGGTGCTGGTCGCAGTGCTGTTCGTGGTAGTGTCATAGACATAGTTGGTCGACTGGGCGACCACCATGCTAGACCATCCCACTGCTACAAGGACGAGAAACCGCTTATTGACCACGATCCGCAACTTGCTGCAGGCGATCTTCGATGCGCCGGAGGTGGCTGAGCATCTCGTCGAAACGTCTGTCGATTAACTGGAACCGCTCATCACCAAACTGAAGCCGTGTCTCAAGCTTCGTCAGGCGCGTGCTGAGTGTCGTCCAGACGCCGATCATGCCGCCGAGAAAGGTAAGGGCAGAGATAACGGTATTGATATCCAGCTCCATTATTTCAGATACCTCAGCTTATAGATCGTATCGAGATACACACCCGTCAGGGTGTCAATCAGGTTAGCGACAGCCCGATTGCCCTGACAGATGTCTTCGTGATGCTCTTCAATCCACGCCACGTCTTCCTGAAGGCACTTCAGAATATCGCTCGGCGGATTCTTAGGAACCGGGATTGCGCCAATCAGATCATGCAGGGCCTGAAGAGCTTCAACGATTGGATCAATCGCCTCGATTACCGCTGGATAGAACTCACCCAGAGCCGTGTGCTTGGCAAAGCTGCCATCCCCCTTGGCGCGCCAATGAGCAAAGTGCGCAAGGTTGCGCACATAAAAGACGCGGGAGACCAGCTCTTCAAGCATTAGGCGATCCGTTCTGCTGTGAGGATGACGGATGGCGCGGCGGGTGCAATCGCGCCAGCTGCGATATAATCAAGCGTGACAGCGATGTTCACTGGAAGCCACATAACTTCAATGTAGTCACTCGCCGAAACCTGATCATAAAATACAATCTGGAAAAACGTATTCCCACCATCAGCTGCTTTGGGGACGCTGATGACGGTGGCTGAGTTAGCGATGTTGGTACCGTTTTTGCGGAACCAAATAGTTACATCATGGTCAGATGCGTCGGTGTTAGCAAACTGCAATGACGGCGCAAGCATGTACGTACCAGCCGCTGTAAATGTAATCTGGGTGTTTGCGACGATGCTGACACCAGCTGACATTAATGTAGAGCTGAACGTAATTGCAGTTGCTGCCGACACGTTACCAGTCTGATCGACCGTGCTGATAGCAGAGATGTACGCACGTCCAGCCAGATCCGCATAAGGGATCGTAGCCGAAGCCGTCATCGCTGACGTACCGTTGCCCTTAACATAACCCGTGAGCGTCGCAGCTCCTGTGCCGCCAGTCGCAACCGTGCGGACATTGGTCGCAGTGGCCGCGATGTCAGAGGCTGCCACCTTGCGGCTGAAGCTGCTCTGGACGATCTCAAGCAACTCGGTGCCCGCGAGAGGCGTGGATGCCGCTGTAAGGTCAGGGATCTTTACGTTTGCCATTATGCGAGTCCGTATAGCTGGTTGAGGTAGAGAGAGTATGCGTTAGCCGCAGCTTCCTGTGCGTCCGTCTGAGCGTCCTGCGAATCCGGGCGTGGGTTCTTTACAGGGATGGGATCAGGCCGAAGGAGCAGTCGGCTATAATACGGCTGAGGAACATCATCGCAAGAAGCACAAACGTAAAGGCTAAGGCCAACAGGGACCGAGCCGCCACGATAGTCTTTCTTTTCGCGCAGGTGTTCGTGCTGGACGAGGAAGCCACATCCGTCGCAGATTGCGATTGCTTTGGGGTTATGTGCGTCAAACTCAGGAGCAGTCCTATGTTTACGCCCGCGTCCGAATGCGTACTGCATCAATACCCCCAAGGATTAATGGTGATGCGAAGTGGCACGCGCTCACGGTCTTCAGCGGCAGCGCGATTATACGCGCCATCTGCAAGACCCTGAAGGAACTCAAGGCGATCTGGAGCGAACTTCACCGCGAGCTTAGCTGCGAGACCTGCAGCAATAGCTTCCATCCAGCGGTTCGGTGCGTCCATGCTATCGGTGAAAGCGCCCGCATCTTCTTGGATCTTCATGCGATGGTAGAAGAGCGTGACGCCAGCGGATTGCGGAGCCTGCCAGATATAGAGGCGAGGCGTGATTGTGCGCTGAAAGTAATACTGGAAAGGACGCTGACCGAGCTGAGCTTTGTTCGGGATCGCGTCATATTCAGCGCGGCTGATTGGCGACATCATCAGGTCGGTGTTCTGGCCGCCAGATGTGGTGCGGGTATAGACCTGAAGGATCGATACTGTGCGGGGCTCCAGATCGTAATAGAGCGTGCCGGGTGTCAGCGTGATCGACTGCAGGTCAACGGCCCACAGGTTCGGCCCATTGTTCGCCCAGTCGGAGAACATGTAATTGATTGAGCGGCGCGCGCTATCGATGTCATTCGAGGACAGCGTGCCGGGATTACGCCCAACGCGCTCATACGCTTCGGTGATGATGTCGATCTGTTCGGTCGTGCCGAAATCGTATGTGCCACTCGTGGTCATCTGAACCTCGCCGTTTTCTTCGCGATGGTTTTAGGCTGCGCTACGAACTGCTTGCCAGCCTTCTTGCCCTTTCGCTTGGCCTCGCTTGTAGCAGCATATTCAGCCGGCGTCAGCGATTTAATGGCAGCCTGCGGAAGATAGCGCTCACCAGTCTTGCTGGAGGGCTTACCGGACTTGGTCGTCCACTTCTGTTTGGTCCAGTCTTTGAGAGACTGCTGGGGCTTTCTAATCGGCATATCCACCACCTTTGGCCTTGTATTCCTTGGCCAAAAGCTGTGCCTTGCGCGCGGACCACTGCCCTGCCTTGGTGCCGTGAGTCTCACGGGCTTTGATGCTGTTGAACAAACGCTCACGGAGGCCGGGCTTAGTATAGTTCCCGGCCTCATTGACCCGTGATTGTTTGCGTCCGCGCATTACTCGGCAGCCGGGGCTTCTTCAGCGGCTGGCTCAGCAGCGGGAGCTTCTTCAGCTTTCGCGGCCTTGGCAGGCTTCTCAGCCTTCTCAGTTTTGGCAGGCTTGCCGAAGCCCAGCATGTTGTCGAGATCGGCTTCGGTCAGAGCTTCCCACTGATCAGCAGCGAGAGTGATTTCCTGACGTTCGCCGTTAGCGTTCTGATATGCGCGAGTGATCATGTCTGGTTCCTATCAGTTATAGTATTTCGTCATCTCGAGGATGATTGAGTACGTGTCGCCAAGCGTCTGGTCAGCGGTGCTGAACGCAATGTTGCCAGTTTTGCCGGCGCCAGCGCTATTGCGGATGCCTCCAAACGAGGAAAAGTCGAATGTGTACTGATTGTTCTGGGCTGTGCCAAAGAAGAATGCATCTGTCGTTGCATCCCAGTACATCCGGACTTCCATACCATGACAGGCTGAATGGATCTTCTGCACGCTCACGGAAGTGCAAGGTTGGCCAAGTGCGTTGGCAGCGAGGTTGGCGACCACGACCTTGTTCACCAAGGCCTCGCCAGTCCCGTCCGAGATGTTAGTGAACAGCATGACAGCGGTCGTCTGATTGTCGACCAGCGTCTGTGTGGAAACTGTATCAACCATTATTTCATACCTTTCAAGGTCATGGCGAAGCGTGCGCGCTGGCCGAGCTTACCGGGCTTTTTAGCGGCTGCTTCCAGCTTTCCAGCTGGAATTGGCTTCCCGGGCTTAGCGCCAAGCTCTTTGCGAAGTGCGCCGGGCTTCTTGATAGCGCCAGCAATCCAGTTCTTTTTCCCACGCATATCAGCAGTTCCACGCTCTGAGTGATTTGTTGATCCGGCTATTCGGATCTTTGGCCGTCTCAGCAGATGTCAGCTTCTTCTTCATGCCCTTCATACGGGCGCAGAAGCTGTCACGGCGAGAGCCGCCTTCGGGCTGCGGGCGCTTCAGATTGCTACCAGTTGCGGCGTTATAAGCCTTACGGCCAGCCTCACTGAGGCCACCCTTGGGGTTCTTATGCTTAGCCTTGAACTGGAAGTCCTTCTTAGCGCGCATTCCGATCTCCATGTAACTGGGGCGACCCGAGAGCCGCCCCAATCAATTAGGCTTGAGCCACGCCATAGAGGCCGGTCTGGGTGTCATCATCAGCGATGCTGATCCAGAGGGTCAGGCGCTTCGTGCCGTTGGCTGCGTCCGGAACCGCATAGGTGCCGCGAACATCGTCCGTCGTTGCTGTTGCGGCAGTTGCGTCAGCGGCGGCAAAAGTGCCGGTCGTGACGAACGCGCCGTTCCAAGCGGTCAGGAGGTAGTTACGGCTGTTGGTGCGGAACGGAATACCGAAGATGTCCGTCGAGCCAACGCTTGCGTTACCGGCGAGAGCAGCCGAGATCGCGACACGGGTCACGGTCTTGAAAGCCTTCTGGCCGTTAACAGTCGTCGTGCTGTTGAACGTAATCGTTTCCGTCATCGGGATACCATAGGCATCCGTGCCGTAAACAGTCGCCGTCTGGGTCGTGTCAGCGCCGGTCGAAACAATCGACACGCAACGCGGCACATCCAGAGTAGCAACGCCACCCGATGCCGTGGCACCGTTGATGGTGAGGTTGCCCGCAGCAGCGACAGCCTGAGCCGCTGCAACAGCCGTTGCCGACAACGCGACCGGAACCACGTCGTAGACATTGATCGGCGACATATAGACGCCGGGCTGATTAGCGGTACCGTTGTTAGCGAAGTTGCGACCTGCCCGGACACCATCAGAGAAATGAGTCATGAGTTTTTCTCCATAGTTTGGGGGTGACGGATGCCACCCCCGTTATCCGATTAGGAAGCGCCCTGCGAACCCCAGCCAGCGCGGAAGTTCGAGCAGCCGAACGAATAACGCTCAATGGCTTTCGCCTTGAGGTTGTCGGTGTCGAAGTCCGTGTAGACATCGGTTTCGAGAGCTTCACGCTCGTAGTACTTGAAGCCGTTCGGAGCGTCCGTCAGCAAGAACCAGCTGTTCGTGTCGGTCAGGAACATGTTAACGCGATGACCCTGCGGAACCGCCGAGTTGTTGTAAATCGCGTTGATATCATTGTTCGCTGTGTCGACGCGGAACTGCGATTGCAGAAGGCGCGTGGCCGTCCACTGCAGTTCAGCCGGAACGATGAGCTTCGTCGGCTTCGTCATGATGCGGAGGCCCGCAGCATCACGGAAGCGCTGAACGCCAACGATGGCGTCCTGAAGCGACGTTTCGTTCAGGTCAGCTTGGATCGAGAAGGTGTTGGCAACAACACCGTTGTCGATGGGGTGCTGCGTCGAGAACAGCGGCTGGCCGTCGCCAATCGGGAAGTTGGCCGAGAAGCCGTTGTTCAGCACGGATGCGCCGAGCACTTCCTTGGTCTGTTCCATCGACTGACGAAGAGCCTTCGCCTGCAGCGGGAACGACGACTGGTACAGGTTGTCCTTGATCGCCTGACGGGTGATGATGAAGCCGATGCTGGTGTAACGGTTCACATAGTTCGTTACATAGCGCTGACCCATTTCGCCGTAAGCGGTCGAAGCACCTTCTGCCTTAATCTGAGCGAGGCCAAGCAGCTTGACTTCGACTTCGATTTCGACAGCCTTATCGGACGTGTGCTTTTCAAAGATTTCGGACCATTGACCCGGATACATCGGATAGTCGCCGAAAACGGCAGCCAGACCGGGACGGAGCAGGTCGCGAATTGCGGTTGTGTTAATAGCCATTTCTTATGTCTCCCTGCTTGGCCGATTAGACGCCAGTCACGCCACCCCGGTAGAGGTGGTTGTTGATGGTCACGAGCCAGTTAGCAAAGTTGCCAACGACGTTACCCGGGGTTGGGTCGAGGTCGATGATTTTGCAGTTCAGCGTCGAACCCGCAGCTTCCGTAGCATTGTTGAGCGACACAGCCGACGTACCCGTCGATGTCGAACCAGCAGTGTACAGGAAGTTGATGTTCAGGCCGCGATCAGCCAGAGCAAGCGGGGTGCCGGCAGTGCCGGTGCCGCTGGTTTCCTGAGCGGTGAACACCGTGTCGGGATCGTCGATAACCAAAGCTTCGACGGTCGAGCCGGTGAGAACGCCCGGGTTGCCGGGCCAGTAGTTCATGAACTTAACCACGCCCGTGCTGTCGGTGTACTTAACACCCCAGAACACGCCGACGCAGGCGTTGCCCGCAGTGCCGACTTCGAGGTAGCCAGTCGAACCAATCGTGACGGGATCGCCACGGAAAATGGCAGTCGCGTAGGTTGTGACAATTTGATAAGAATTTGTCGCGCCGGTCCAAGCAGAGCCATCGAGCTTCTTGACGGGTACGAGACCCTGAGGCGCATTGGTGCCGTAAGCCATACGGTTTCTCCATGCTGAAGTTTGAAGGTTTGTCTGCCGATACGTAACGGCAATCGATCTAGGTTAGTGGATACGTGACCACCATCGAAGTTGGTGGATACGTGACCACCATCGAGTACGCGGAAAGTATATTACCCTAGATACACTGTCAACGTTGAATAAAAAGACCCCGCCCAGACCAGCTAGACGGGGCAGTTAGGCGCGACGAGAGAGGGGCCCCCGCCGCGACCGGAGGTTAATCCTTAAAGGAGGTAACCCGTTCAAAGCCCACACTGCTCTCGTCGATGCGCGGAAGGTTAGGATCAGCCTGACCAGTCCATGCCACATCCTGCAGCGTTTCGATGTTTTCCAGATCCCGATCTGCATTGCGCTCTTCAACGTCGCGCGTCGGGCATTCACACAGGATCAGGCCGCCACGACGGATGACGCTGACTTCCATGCCTTCATAACCGGGAAGCGGAGGAGGAACCATCTCAGGGTGGCGGTTGGCCGGAACCGGCTGCCAGCCTCGGATCATGCGATCCGTCATGTTATCGGGATCGGGCTCGTTCAGCGTCGACTCACGGACCCAAGCATAGGTCATGCCAGACGGGATCTTGTCCTTGGGGACATAGAGCTTCGACTGGAAGTGGGTCTCGGGGCGCTTGCGCTGCCCAGCTTCGCGGGATTCTGCGGCGCGAGACTGCGCCATGCGTGATGATCGTGCCATGTGTCAGGCTCCTTATTTCTTCTTGTGAATGAGAAAGTACTTTTCAGCTTGTTCGTCCGTCATGCGAACGCCGTTTATCTTCGGGAACGCACCAGAAGCATTCATGCTACGAGCAAGAGTGCGCTCGTTTGCACTAAGCTTCCCAGTTGTAGATTTCTTCGAAGGCTGACCCGGGGCCGCGCTACGCTGCACCGGAGCGACATTTGATTCACGGCTCATAGGTGGTACTTTCTTGGTTGGTGCTACGCGCTCACTGAATGCATCAGGAAACTCCCTCTGCATGATACGATCGATCTCGGTGAAGTATTCAATCCCACCGATCTCATCCTCGCGACCTTCAGCCCGATAGCGACGTTCGATACGGCGAGCGTGGATCGTCGCCTCTTCGTGCATCTCAGGATCAAAGTCAGGAGAGTTGGGCTGGAACCAAGTGTTGCGCTGGATCCAGTCTGCTGTGCGCGGCTCAAGCGTAGGCTGCGATGCCTGACGCTCGGGCTGAGGTTGAGGCTGGGGCTGCACAGCCTGCTTAGGCTGAGGCTGCGTCAGCTCCTGCTGAGCCTTCCAGTTCTCGATTGAGTTCAGGTCGGTCTGGAGTTTGTAATACTCGCCCTGAAGCTCGACGATGCGCTCGCTATCGCCAATCGAATGTGCGTCGATAAGCTGCTGCTTGATCACCTGAGACTGGCCGATGAGGCGCTGCTCATAGTGCGTCATCATCGCCATGTCTGACTGCTGACGCTGAGCTTCAGCCTGCGCCAGACGGGCTTCTACTTCCTGCGCGCGCCGCTCTGCTTCGGCAGCTTTGCGTGCAAGCTCGGCAATCCGACGATCAGCAGAGCGCTTGGGCCTCGGAGCTTCTTCCTCCTCAGCCGTCTCTTCCTGCTGCTCTTCTTCTTGCTCTTCCTCCTGCTGCGGCTCTTCCTCTTCGGATGCCTCTTCTTCGATCACATCCTCAGGAAAATCACCGGGCATATCCTCGAGATCTTCTTCAGTGATCTCAATCTCAACGTCCTCGGTTTGGCCATCTTCGATCAGCGGAAGTTCTGGAACTTCTGTTTCTTCTGACATAACCTACTCCTTAAAAGTCGCCGGCAAATTTGCCGGACATAACGTCCTCAGGGCCAGTGATGACAGCCATGACGCGATCATCGGGGAGGAGGGCCATTGCCACGCCGCGATACGACACCATCGTCGATTCGTAGCGGGGGATCAGAATCCAGTCACCCGGCTTACACCAAGGGCCAGAACGCTCGAACTTCTCACCCTGATAGGCTTCGGGCCCAACAGCGCAGACCAAAGCCGAAACGGAGCTGTACTTGTCCTCAGCGCGGACAGTATCAGGCAGGTAAAGGGTCACCTCGGTGCCGTCCTCCTGCGTGATCGTCTTCAGCTCTTCAGGCCGCACATAGATCTTCACAGCCACGAGATAGCCAGCCGGACGCATGTCAAACGGCTTGCCAGTCATCTCAATAAAATGCTGATCAATCAATGCCTTAGCTTCGGCTTCTTCGTGCTCTTCGATGTTACTCATGCTCATTAGTATGCACTCCCTCTTGGTTGCTCCGGTTTTCGCTCTTCATCTGGCTGCATCATGCGCTTGAACTCATCATTCATAACTTCAAGCGCTGACGTGTATGCACGCGCCAACGCATTCCCCTCCAGAACCTGAAGGGCAATCTCTTCTGCCGTCGTCGCTGGCATGTATGAACTGCCATGCGCCGAAGGCCTAAACCTTGCATTTAATGAATACTCTATCGCGCGGTCGCGCAAATCCGAGATCCGCTGTGCGGTCCTGTTCCGCAGTTCTTCTGCGCTCATATTGTGTTCTCCGGTTTTTTATATGGCGGTCATTACCCGGGCCGCCACGGGTACCCCCGTTTACATCCCACCGATGCCCTTCTTCGGCGTGACGACCTTCTTGATGTCACCCGTCGGCGACATCATCCCCTTGCGGACCTTAGCGGCACCGCCCTGAGCTTTCTTGATGGGGGCCATGCCCTTGCGGGTTTTACCAGCGCCACCAACGGCTTTCTTCACAGGCTTCTTCATCGGCTTGCCAATAGCGATCATGACAGCCAGACCATCCTTCGGTTTACCGCCCTTCTTCATGCCGCCCATTTCGGTCGCCAGCTTCTTGGCAGTGTCAGCAGAAGTCTGAACCTTGCCGCCGTCTTTGTGCGGGTTAAGTTTCACATACTTCTTCTTTTCATTCAGCTTAACGGTCTGCGTCTTTGGCGCGGTAAGTTTAACCGTCTGCGTCTTTGGAGCGGTAGGCGTGACCGTGACAGGAGCCTTGTTACCGCGATCCGATGGAGCTTCGTCGCGTTTCTTATCAGCACCAGATGGCGCGCTCGGGCGCTCCCCTTTCGGAATCCCATATTTCTTCATTTTATCTTGATTCGCTACATCGGAAATTGCCCGTCCAACGCGGTCTAAAATTCCGCCGTTAGCTTTCTTCTGAACCTTGCCGCCCTTCTTGTAATTGCCGGCAGCCATGCGAGCCTTAATGCGATCAGCTGTAACGTCGCCGCCATCAGCGTAGCAGCCAGCTTTGCCGCCATTCTTCATGCGAATGCCGAGAAGCTTATCAGCAGCTTCGGCTTTCTTGCGGCGCTCCATTTCCTTTACGGCTTCCATGCGCTTCTGAGCGTCCATGACTTCCTTACCCTTGCGGGTCATCATCAGAGCATCGCCCATCTTGCGCTCAGCATCCGAGAGCTTCGGCTTCGTCATGCCGCCGGCAGCCTTCTTCACAACACCACCCACCTTGTAGGTCGGGATCGGACGCGCATTCGCGCGCTGTTGCAGGGCTTTTGCACCATTCGGCTGGTTCGGCATCGGCTCAGGATTGGCCGGGCCAAAGATTGCGCGAGCCTTCGCCCGCAGATCACTCATCTTCATTGTTGATCTCCAAGAAATTGGACGGAGTAGGGTTCAGGTGGCGCAGGATTATCTGCCAGATCAGCAAACACACGCAGCGTTGCCGTCCGCTCTCGGGCCGCAGTATCAGCCATATCGGCTGCTGCCGTGATCTCCGCCACCCGCTCACGCGACTGCGCATCAATCTCGGCCTTCCGGTCCTTCTGAGCGATCTTCGCCTGCTCAACCTCGAGATACGGGTCGGGCTGCTCCTGCGGACGATACATCGGCGCGAGCTGCTGCATGGCCTGTGCGACCATGACGGCGATCTGGTTTTCAATCTCAGGCGGCAGCGGCGTGCCCGGAGGCGGCAACGGCTGACCGATCTGCTGTTCGACCTGCACGCGCATCTTCAGAGCCAAGTGCTCGTTGATGTGCGCCTGAAGCGATGGATTTTCCGCAGCAATCGGCGCGTGTGCCGCAATGTGCGCGTCGTGATCCTGATACGGAGCGGCCTTCAGCGGGGCCCCGAGGATCGCATTCTGGTTCTCCGTGAGCGGATCGAGCGGCTTTGCTTCCGGCGCGTTCTGCTTCAGCAGCAAATTGATCTTCTCTTCGGGGATGCCCATCTCGACGTACATCTGACGATAGGCTTCGCGGATATTGTGCTGGTCCGGCTGCTGCGTGGCAAAGCGCAACAGCGCTTCGGCGCGCATCATGCGCTGAGCCGACGACGAAATGTTCGGGTCCGACACCGGAATAACGTCGATGTTATTCGCGAAGTCTTCCTTCATGATCGCCGACATGCCGCCACGAACAGGGAACGGATACGGCGTATCCGGCAGATATTTGCCGAACAGGTCCGCAATCAGCTTCAGCTCGCGGCTAAACGCCTTATGCGCACGCTTCAGTGTGGCCGACTGTAGGCGGGTCGCAGCCTCCATGAGCGCAACCGTCGTTCCAACAGGCGCGTCCTGACGGCCTTCTCCCACCGCGATTTCGGCTGTGTTCGCAAGGTTGCGGGCGGATTCATAGGTTTCCCTCAACAGCTCGAGCGATACCTGCGACGGCTCCTTATAGGGCATCGTCATGATCGCGTTCTGGATCGGCAGGCCGCCCGTATCAATTTCACGGAACTCGGTCGGGCCAATCCCGATGTTATTGTCCTCGATGCGCATGCCCTTCACGCGCAGACCACCCGGGAAGTTATTCAGCGTACCCGCGTCAATCAGCTGACGACGGATCGATGTCGCTGTCTTCGCCGAATTGCCCAGCAAGTGCGCATAGCCCAAGCCATAGAAGCCAACGCCCGGCATGAACTTATAGTGGACGAACGTCGCACGACGCTGGAACGTCGGATCGTTCTCTTCATAGTTCCGATAAATCGAGAGAACCTTCCGGCTCCCCTCTTCGATCGACACGATATACGGCAACGGAATGCCGTCCTCGTTCTCGAACCCAGATAGGTTCAAATCGGCATAAACTTCGTAGACACGGTACTCTTCCGTGCCCTCAGCGCCCGGCTCAACGCCCTGAACGCCGTCAACTTCAGCCTGAATCGGCGTCTGCGAGCTGTCATCCGGCTGCGGATCACCGACCTTAATGTCGCGATACACGCCAGATAGCTGCGCCAAACGGAAATTCCGGCGCGTCATCGGCGAAATGTGGCAGAAGCGCGGGCTGGTCGCCAGATCCGTCGTGCCATAGGCCGCGATGAAGTTATCCGGCAAAACAAACCGGCTCACTGGGCGTCCCAGCAGCCGGTCTTGATAAACTTTCTTAAACGTCGAGCCCACCAGTGACAGCCAGAACAGCATCTGGTCGAACTCTTCGTAAAATTCTGGGGCCAATTCCGTCAGATACAGGTTCATGAACTGCTGAACACGCGACGCCTGAGCCTCCAACTGCTCATTCGCCACGCCAACCACCTGCGTTTTAACCGGGCCGCCAGCCGGCAATAACTCACCACAAGCCACAGCCTGCCAGCGCACCACAGCCTCTGCCAAGAGAGGGTCGAACACCCCACACGCGCCCTTAAACGGCACTGAGCGGTCTTCAATCTTCAAGCCCATCAGCTTGATACCCTCGGACATCGTGGCCTCCCACTCACCCCGAGACTGACGATCTTCCTCCACTCCACTCAGCAGGTTCTCACCCAGTGCGTTCAGGTCCATATCGTCCATGTAAAGCGCGAGGTTCGCGTCAAACGCCACCTCTTCGGGAATATCCAGATCCGGATTGAGATCAATCTCAACGCCGCCATCTTCCAATTCCGTGAACTGCGCACCGTCTACGATGCGCGTGCTGTCGTCTTCCAGCTCGTACTCAACATCGCCCTCAGGATCTTCAATATCGATAGGCACAACGCCCTCATAAGCGGGGCGGAGTGTGTCAGCGATGCTAGTCGGTCTACGGGCCATGCTGCTTCCTATCAATAAAACGCTGCCTGCTCAAGTGGCGTATCGTAACGCTCCTCATACGGGTCTTCCGTATTCGCCACCCAACCCGACTGCTTGATCCTCAAAAACGCCATCGTCATCGTGTCGACCCAGTCCCGCGCATCCGCTGCCGGAAACTGAATGCACTGCTGCATGAACTCTTCTGCCCATTTACGCAACTGCTGATACGTCGGGCCCGCTGCCGGCAGCCACACCCGACCATTCTCGATCAGATCCGTCACCAGCCA